ATGCGAATTCTGAAATGGTCATATTTGACCCCACTAATGTATTTGATGGATAGAATGGGTGAACACCCGAATGCGCAGACCATTCTTTTCGTATAAACGCAAGAGATTTTCGCACCTCCGCAACAGACATCGTATCAATCGCAGATGTAATCACCCGATCTGATTCCTCGGCGTTCATCAGATTTGTTTTTTAACAATTGGTAATGAAAATGAGTTTCAGTGTTGAAACGAAACTTTCCGAGAATAAAATGTCAGAAAATTATAACCGACTTGCAATGCGCGTGTCCGCGGTTCATTCGGCTCAACGGCAGCTGGGTATGGAACCGCGCGACGACAGTCGACTCACGTACTTATACGCGAACGGTGAAGAAATGAACGGACTTCCGCCATCCACGGTTGCGCACGAACTTGTTGTGGTGAACAAAATTTACGAGAATACACAATATCAATATATCATCGAGGATGTTATGCGTGAATTAGCGTTACATCTCAAAAAAAAATATCGACTGAGCTGGACTGTTGCCTGGGAGATTGTGAAATTCTATGGCCCCACTCTTATTAAGCTATATTCGGTTAAGCTCAACGAATTACAGGTATAAACACGTCATATATAGCAATTGCGATCCACGCATTTTTCGTGCCTGCAAATATTGAGCACTGTTTTTTTCGAATACTGTATTTTTTACGAGAATTTAATATATTTTAATAAAGCAAGTGATGTTTATTTCCGTATGCATTGCTATTGCAATGACAAAATCCACTCCGTACCTTCCACCATTACCTCCGGTACCGTCGATACACCCACTGTCTCCCCCTATATACCCACACGTCCCGTTGACCCCTAAAGCAACAAGTGCAAAAGACTGTCCGACGACACCCACTTATTTGAATGAGGGGCGGCCGGACAATTTGGTGGTGGCGGTTCTGGACGATTTATCAGTTTAAAAAACCATTTCGAGATGACACGATATAAGTTTCGGTCTTTTGTGGATAGGTCTTGGTCTCTGGTGCATACGTTTTGGTCTCTTGTGCATTTTCTGAAAAAACGGGGGATATTGACTGTTCCCAATACATAAAGACTCGGTTATAAACAGTGACTGGTTTCATGAAATCGATGTTGGGTGCGTTCGTGGACATGTGATCAAAAAGACTTTAAATGTTACATTATTATTTTTTTCATTGTGCCGAAGTCTTCATTTTCTATCATCCCCAATGCACCATACTTCTGGGTCTTAGAATATGTCCGTCGCAACTCAAGTAGCTATATTCTAATTTCAAAGGAAGAATACGACCGGTCCCTTCTATGAAATGTAGTTTCATGGGTTGCATCGAGTTTGAGCCAAACTACACTCAATATTTGAAGGGGATCTTTGATCGACCACATTATTTATAATTTCTAATGAAAAATGACCACACGAAAAGATATTCGAAATGGAATCCGACGTCCCGATTCGACAAGATCTGAAAACATCAAAGTTCAAATTAAATCTCAACCAATTCCATCCCGATCCAAAATTTTTACACCTCGAGAATGGTGTCTTACCGTCAGCCTCTGCATATTCGCACTGGCCACTGTCGGCCTTGGAGTTGCAACCTATGTATATGAAGAGGCGACATGTGAAAGTGCAGCCATCAAGGAACCTTCTACTGATATGGGTCCAATGGACGCCACTGATATGGCTCCAATGGACGACCCGAATTGGTACAGTGTTGAATCGGGTGATTGTCAAATCAATGCAATGGCTGACGATGATAATACACTTTCCATGCGCTTCACATCCTTTCGACAAATTATATTCACCGATCCACCGGATGTGCGAATCGCAGCACCGAAGGCATCGATCGTTCTTGATCGTGATCCATCTCGACCACTTGTGGTTTCGATCAACATGATGCATGCCGGGCTTGTCCAAAATGTGACGGTAATCGAGGATAATGATATTGGTGGAGGCGAACAGGGTCCGAATCCGACGATTGTTGATATTGTCGTTAAAGGAAAGACCCTTGTCCCATGGAGTCAACCCATTTGTAAATGCATTCCGTCCATTCCGCTGTTGGAAGACATTGTTGCCGCAACTCATCCTTCTAACCCGAACCGTCAGTATGACAATGTGACGACAGTGCAAGCGTTTATCGACTGGTATAATCTTCCAATGAATCGGCAATGTGGTGCGCACGACATTCGACTTGACGAGATCGCATGTAGAGATGCGCGTGCCAAATCCATTCCGATGCCAGATTATTGTCATCAACCGTTCTGCTATGTGGATCCGACATGCGATTCCAGTGCGTTTGCTTCGGAGTTTAGCACCGAAGAGAATCCAATCTATTTTTCGTATGATGTCTGTGCGAAGACACGTCCGAATAACTACTGGATGACGCAACGTCCTCGACGCTGTTTTCTGTTTGATTCAACACCAAACGTGAACGGAATGGGTAAAGGGTCGTGCTTGCTACGCGAAGGCAAAATCGAGTTTGATTCGGCTGACGACATGGTGTTTTACAAAGCATCGAATCGCACAGTAAATGCCGTTAAGCTTGACACACTCGAGCCATTTGTTGGAAAACATATCGCACTACACAACCACGGACAAGACTTTGCAACCGCGACGATCACTGCGATTGAACCAAAAAAGATCGATGCCGATCTGATCTACTCAACCCGTGCCAATTTGTGGAACACTCCGTTTGGTAAAGCAAGAATGGTGGTGGAACAATGCAATGTTGCCATCGATGATTACTTTGAGCAATGTGGTGAAAAAGAAGCAAATTGTGTTGATTGGAGCACATGTGAGCAGCCCAAGAGCTATGAACAGCTGATTTCTCAAAAAGACCCAAGCACAGATCCACCACCTACATGTCGGGTTTTTGGTGTCGAGTCGGAACCTCCGAAATATGGTGCTTCTTCAGAGAAGGTTCAGTTCAAAAGCATTGGTATGGTGAAGCTTTCTGGCAATTTGCCTACACCCAACTGTAAAAATGGTATAAATATGTGTGAGGTTTCAACTCGAATTCGTCACAATTCCTCACCCAAATGGCGATGTCAGCATGGTACGTATAGATACGAATGTGAAAAGTCGACTGTACCGACGACTCAGTCGCCCCCTCCTCCTCCACCATCACCCCTTCCTCCTCCACCGCCCCCTCTTCCTCCACCATCACCTTCACCGGGCTCTTGTATGTCCCCGTTGCCTGAACATGTTGATGCCGATACACCCTGTGAAGCACATCAGAAGCAAATTGGCAGCACTTTATACTCATTAGTTTTCTCCGATGAATTCAAAGATACGACACGAGACTTTTCAGAAGGAAAGGACGCTAAATGGGACGCGCAAGATGAGATTCACCCATACTGGCAATCGAATGTGCAGCGTTACATGAAAAAGAATGTAGTTTTAGAAGATCAACACTTGAAAATCAAAATGAACAAACTTCCGAATAATCCAGCCAACTGCTCGACAAGCCCAGAAGATGGAGATTATCCATGCAATGGCCAGCCTCAGGTCGAAAGTGGCATGATGACCACCTGGAACAAGGCGTGTTTTGCCGGTGGTGGATATGTTGAATTTGATGTGACGTTGCCGGGCTTGGGTCGACCACAAATCCAAAACGACCCTACACAATGGGGGTATTGGATTGGTCTGTGGATGTTGGGAAATCTGGGTCGTGTGAATTATCGCGGTAGCATCGACGGGAATTGGCCTTACAGCTACCAAGATGCAGCCGCGTGTACCGAAGCAGTGAATGCCGGACGACGCGATGGATATGTTGACGATTTAGCCGCACAAAGGTACCCACCTTGTTACGATCCTCGTGGTATGTCAGAATGGCACGGTGTGCAGCTCAACCAGGGTCGCGGTGCACCTGAGCTCGACGTGGCTGAGACATGGGGTGGTAAAACCCGCACCTTTGCAAGTCAGAGTGTACAAATTGCACCAGCGTCGCCGTTTTGTCATTCGACGTGCCTCGCATGTCTGGGTGACAATGCACCTACCTTCGGGCAAACATGCAAAGAATGTAATAAAGTGACGAATGCCAGTATTACACACCACAACCCGTGGAATGGCTGCGTTGAAACTGGCGGGGATGGTTGGCAACAAGCTGTGAGTTACGATCATGATCTTCCATCGACGGCCTACACCGACCACATCGTATTCGGTATGGAATGGAATGGCGGCACACAAGACGATGCGGCATTTGTTCAATACTACGTTGATGGCAAGAAGTCTTGGCGCATGCCCTGGGATTCACTCCGAGGTGTTGCCAACAGTGTTGGCGATCGGGATGTGCCACAAGAACCGCTTTATTTAATTATGAATTTTGCGGTGTCAGGCCAATGGACACCCGAAGCATTCGAATGCAATGGACTGTCCGCTGCGGCCGGTTGTCGCATTAAACATGCCATGAAAGACGCAGAACTCGATGTGTATAATGTACGCGTGTACCAAACACCAAATAGTCAGCAAGTCACGGATTGTAGTCCAGCCAACTTTCCCACAAAACAACTTATTGAGGCTGATCCATGGAACCAATATACAGACAAATGGTTGACCGGTCTCCCAAATATCGAGATTCAAATCACTGTTGGCCAAAAGAAAATTACAGACTGGGGTATAAACGTGCTCTTGAGAGCGTGGATAGACAGTGGGGACAATGGATGGAGTACAGAGCCCCCGGACGCGACAGGTCAGTCCAGGCTTTGTCATTTTGATTCCAATCAATGCACCGTGCATCACCGTCGTTTGAACCTAGAGGAGACCGCACTTATGTCTCCGGGATCAACATGGGAGTATCGGTGGGTGATTGAGTACGCCGATAAGAGTGGTGTTGTACATAGAGCGGTAGAAGACCTTTCTACAGCAACGTGGACGAATCCCGCGTGGGACGATTCATATGGATCCAGCGTACAAGCATGCCCCACGCCGAACGTAATTGGTTTGCCAAGTTGGTCTCCCCGGGCAAATTTTCCAACCTCCGTGATTGCTGCATACAATGCTCGATTAACTGATGTGGTATACAGCGACAGTGAAAATAAAAATGTCCAAAATCGTTTGTTTACTCAACCATCGCAAAACCGCCAAGGTCAATTTTCACACCAGGTTATTTCATTGGATAAATTTCAATCGTGTCCTGGATATGAAGACAATGGCACTGGAGCCCAGATCATGATGGGTTTACCCGAAACGACCGACCGTTGGACTGCCTAGAATGAATTATTAGCTGTCGACCACCTATACATTTTTGACAAAAAATAACATGCACCGCGTTGGACTCTCTGTTTCGATCTTGATTGCGAGCGAGATGGAGCGTTTTCCGTCTTCGCCCATAAAGTCGACGCCACCCAGTGAACACTCTCCTGTACCTTATTTCATAGTATCGTAGGTTGCGTCTTCATTCGTGAAGACGCTCGATGCACCAATCAAGCGATGCATTCAGAATATGTCCATCGCGAATCAAGATGTCACGGTAGACATATTCTATGACACAAAAGTGTACACATGCGTTAAACTGATCTAAACTAATGAATGCATACATGGTAAAATATACATGCTAGAGCTTTTTATTGTTTCGTTTGTTCTGAGCACGAGTATTTTCGCTAGTCAGTACATGGTATATCGTGTTGGTCAATGTAATCCGAGAATTTTTAATCCGATATTTGTTGGGTGGATTATTGGTATATGTGCATATGAACTGCTCGACAATGCGTTACATATGCTGCCACAGGTAGTTGCAATCAGTATTATCTTCGGCGTGTTCATAGTGAGTCGTTGTTTGCACTCGTTCCACACACACGTCCCATCTGAGATATGTCCATCCTGCGAACCAACAATTGAGATGACATCACACACTCGTGATATAAAGAACCCATCGGAAATATGTCAATCCTGCGAACCAACAATTGAGATGATATCACACACGTGTGATATAAAGAACCCATCCTTTTCCAATCGATGTAATAAAATACATTCCACGACGAATAGCACGCAATGCAACGTTTCGCGTCTACATATGGTGTTGCTCATACAAAAACATATTGCATTCGGTATACATGTATTTGTAGATGCCATATTGATCGGACTTGCATACAACACGCCAGTATTCGTCGGACTTTCATTAGCAATGGGCATTTGTATGCTGCAGGATACAGTGGCACTTTCAATGTGTCTCAAACAAGCACAGGCATCGCGTCCACACTTGCAAGCATGTATGTCAGTTTCGTTCATTGCATGCGTTGGAATTTTTACAGCTGCCATTGCACCGGTACCTCATATAATATCATCGATTGCTTGCAGCGTTTCAATCGGTATACTTTTAAACGAGTTATCCGACTTTGAATTGACACATTTGCATGGATGGCAATCAGTAAAACAAACTGGTTTTTTTACATTCGGAGCCGGTATTGCAGTGCTATTCTATGTATTAACCCACGGGATTTCGCCATACATACACCCCACTCTCAGGTCTTAGAATATCTTGTCATAGAATATTACAGGTAGAATTCGTACCACCTTCTGAACCGGTTAGAGAATATAGGTAGGCGTTTTCGATCCCATCGGGGCGCATGCTGCACACTGTGCAAGGTTGAACACCGCCAGGGTGTCTCTGTCCATGTACGACGAGCCGATTGCATCTGAACACGCAACAAGTGCTCCCGGGGTTGTACAAGTTTTGTTGACTCACCAAAGTGTGCCATTAAAGGACTCAAGCTCTCGAAAGGAGCGCAAGTACGCTCGATTGAATTTGAGGCGAAATGCAGCCTGGATCTGGGACGTAGTCGCAACGTACTGGTAGTCGATTGATCCAACTCGACGGCTATTGTACTGCAGTGCTATTCGATCAACTCCTGGTCGAAAGCCTTTCAGTGTTGCCACCGTAATGGTCCGCTTTTTTGGTTGCTTCTTTTTGATGAGAGGTGATTGAACTTTGAGACGGACTTGAGTCTTGAGAGCGATTGGCGGCTGAACAGCGAGTGGGGTCTTGAGACGACCTTGTTCCTGGCGAAACCTAACCTTGCTGGTAGCCGCGATCTGATCGCTAGCTTTATTGCAAAGCTTCGATACGACCGTGGCGTCCGCTTGTTTCACCAACTCTATGTAGGCCTCGTCGCTGAGATGCAGGTCATCCCGGAATTGTAATGGCCCCGGTTCGTACATTTCCCAGGCTGGAGGTAACCGGAGTTCCTTAAGCATCAGTGTTTTGAGTTGAAGCACCGTCAGTGAGCTGACGCGCTTTGGTGGAGCGTAGTCCTGTCGGCGAAGTGGCAGAATGAACGTGACTCTTGATTGGCAGTTACCCAGTGCCTTGGCCAATGGTTGGACGATCAGCTTCGATAAATCTCGCGCAAGTTGGTCGGGTGTCACACCGAGTATCCAATCGTTCGAGCCGCAAAATACAAAAAAGTGAAGCCGATCGAGTTGGTCCTGGTCCTGTGTGAACAATTGGATAAACTCGGGGTGCTCAAATGTTGACTTGGCAATTTCAGAAACCGTACGGCCTCGCATCTCGCTGCATTTCAGCGATAATTGCTCCCGATCTCTAAAGAAATATATGGCTTCTTGTGCACGGGAGTCTCCAATGAAAACGTACTTCTTTGCACTGGTGTGATGTTTCTCGAAAACGACGTCCATTGA